AAACGACAATTAACAAATCTATATAAAAGGAGTGATATTTGTCATGTCGAAATACGATTGGGAAACAATCGGGGAATATTTCATTGCCGGGAAGGTCAACCCGAGGACGGGTATGAATGAGGACTACAGCTTTGGCGATATAAGCAGGGCTTTTGGGCCGACTAGGGCTACTATCAAGCTGCAATGCGATAAAAGGGGCTGGAAGGCCGATAGAGAGGCATACAAGAAGAAGCGGCTGGATGTCATACGGAAGGAGTTGCAGGAAGCCAATATCCCTACTATTGTAGACATCAGGAAGACCATCTTACAGGCAGAGCTAGCGACCATTCGCGAATATATCCAGAAGCTGAAGGCAGGGGAAGTGGATGTCAAGCCGTTAGATGCCCTACGAGCAGGGCAGTTTGTGATCGAGCAGTATCACATACTATATGGGATCAAGGAAGAGGAGAAGCAGGCGCAGGACATCAACCTCCACATAGGATTCGATAATGACGATGAGCTATATAGCGCAGCAAAAGACTTCATCCGAAATAAAACCGCTGGAGGCTGATGACGAGAGCTATCGCCGATGGCGGCAGGACTTGCTACAGAATAGCCCTCCTGAGGAGCGACTACAGGAGTGGCTTTTTCACGTTCTCCATATATGGCTCTCCCGATACGCGGTTTGCCCCGGACATTGCTCCCAGCTAGAGTATTTCTCCGATCGCTATTACAACAGGGTGCAGGATACGATCCTCTGGGCGGCTCGGATGTGGGGCAAGAGCTTTCTCGCCGGGCTGGAAGCCTGGATGAAGGGGCGATATGAGAGCTATTGGGAAGCGAATATCTGTGCCGGTAGTCAGGCGCAGGCGAATCGTGTCTATAAGGCGACGGATTTCATGTGGACACAGGCAGACGACATCGCCGGACGAGCTGTGCTAAAGCGCGACCCTTTGAAGAGCCTTACGGAATTCCTGAACGGCTCATTCTATGAGACGACTACAGCCAGCACTCGTTCCCAGCGCGGCCCCCACCCGAATGCGCTATTTGCTGATGAGATTGACGAGATGGCGATTGACGTATTCAATTCAGCTATGGAGCAGACCACAACTCGCATGGGACATATGGCATCAACGGCGCTCCTATCTACCATGCACAAAGTCGGGGGGCTGATGGCGACCTGGGTGGATAATGCCGAAGAGAAGGGCTATAAGCTCTATACGTCATGCGTCCTTGAGACGTTGGAAGGCTGCATGGACGGAGAATATAGCTGCTCTACCTGCAACCTCTCAGAATACTGTCAAGGGCGACTGAAGGTGGTAACGAAGCAGGCGATTGAAGATCAGATACGGGAGGGATGGATACTCTCCGGTCAGCGTCCCTATATGGGCTTCAATACCATTGAGGAGATACAGCGCAAGGTTAGGCAGGGTTACGAGAAAGAAGAGGCGACAGGATTAATCAAACCCATTGACGTGGCTGCTGAACTCTTTTGTAAGCGTCCGTCACGTATCGGCATGGTATTCCCGGAGTTCGACGAGAATTTCCATGTGGTGTCAGCGCAGGAGATCAGCGTGAGCAATAAGTGGAAGAAGGGCAGGACGACCGACTTCGGTTTTACTGCTCCCTTTGTGGATCTATATTTTGCCATTACTCCTCGTGACCAGATCATCTTCTATAATGAATTCGTCCAGACAGGCATGACGATGGATGATATTCTCAATCATCTGAAGCAGGGTAGCAAGAGAGAGGTCTTTCTTCACACCTTTGCCGATCCTGCTGGCGCAACGGAGATCGATACTATCAGAAAGGCCGGGATAAGGATGCAAGGCATTGGCGGCGAGATACAAGAGCGGCTGAACCACATGCGTCACCTCTTCAGAACGAATATCGATTCCTTGCCGTCTATTATCATCTCGTCAGCATGTAAGAATTTTATCAGGGAGTTAAAGAGCTATCGCTACCCGGATACGGGATTATCAGAAGTGCCAATCAAGCGCGACGACCATTGTATCGAGGCAGCCGGTCGGGGGATTAAAGGCTGGCGAGATGGGCTATTACAGGAATTATCCACTCTATTGGGTGAAGTGAAGTTAGGAGGTCAACGAGATGGGCGACGAAACGAAGCCGACCGGGCGTATGACGAGGCGAAGAAGGTGGCCAAGAGGCCGACCCGGAATGTCCAGGGAAGCCGGGAGCGTAGGAAGCGTCCTTCGGGGGTTGCCGACTATCTTTAGGCGACGAAAGGATATTGAAGATACCTCTGGCTTTCAGGACGTTCACGAGTCGGAGGCACAGCTTGCTGAGTATGCCGAAATCTCTATACCCGAGCCGAAGGCGCAAAACGTCATCACGAAAGACGAGATTGGCGAGGAGTATGCCACCGGCTCCGAGGCATTGGCTATCAATGGGCAGATGCTGGAAGATAACCCGGATGCGCTTATAGCGAAGAAGGGCTTAGCAATCTTCGATACCATGAAAACCGATTCTATGGTGAAGGCGGCGCTCTTTATCAAAAAGTTCTCCCGGCTGGCGACCCAATGGACGATACGCCCAGCAAGCAATTCTAAGCAAGATCGCGATATCGCTGATTTCTACGACCAGCAGCTCAATAACCTTCCGGGGACCGTCATTCAGATGCTGCTTGGCATGATGACTAGCCTTGACTACGGCTTCTCGCTTTTGGAGAAGAATTATTACTTCATCAAAGAAGGCGACTATCGGGGCAAGGTAGGTCTATCTAGCATAAAGAGCAAGCGACCCCATGACTTCTCCTTCGACCAGGACGACTTCTGTAACGTCAAAGCCCTTATCCAGTCTCAGCCTGACAGTAAGAAGACCCTCAATCCGAAGAAATTCCTTCGCATGACGTGGATGCCCGAATGGGAGAATCCTTACGGCACGTCTGACCTGCGAGCGGCTTATGTGCCGTGGTGGCAGAAGGATGTTATCATGCGTTTTCAAGCCATCTGGCTGGAACGCTATCCGGCTCCTATCCTCCTCGGTCGCTATCCTCACGGCACGAGTCAGGATGATAAAGACGACTTGCTGGAGATGCTGGAGGATCTACAGATACATACTGAGGGGATCATACCCGAAGGCATAGAGATTGACTCGATTAAGATGGATAGGTCCGGCTCGGACATCTATACAAAGGCTATTGATAAGCGCGATACCATGATTGGGCAGGCCATCCTTATCCCGGAGCTGTTAGGCTTCACTCAACGCGCCTCTGGCTCCTATGCGCTGGGTAAGAAGCAGTTTGATCTCTTCATCGGCGTTCTCTGGCATCTGGGTAGGACGCTGGAGGAAGTAATACATGAGCAGCTTACCATCCCCCTCATTGACTGGAATTATGGCAATAAGGATGATTACCCTGTATTCGAATTCGAGGCGTTGGCTGAAGAGAGCGCTGAGACCAAATCGAAGATACTGGCGACGCTGGCAAGCTCTGGCCTGATAGATGCTACCGACCCGGAGACACGGGAATGGATTGGCGATTATCTCAATATCCTGCCCTCATCGAAGACCAAAGCCAGCGAGATGGCGCAGGAAGCCCTGTCATACAAGGATGCGTGGAAGTTCTACTCCCCAAAGGGCGATGAGGTATTTCATGTGGAAGTCATGGAGACGGCAGCCCGGATTGAGTTGTTGAATGATGCGCTGCAAAAGACGGAGTAGATTGTTATATTCGCTTTTCCGAATACGTTTTGATTTTGGTCGGGTATCCGCCATCGAAGCGCAGGGCATTTTGGTCAATGAAATCAAGGGTTAAACTTTTTGACACTTCAGGAGGATAAAAAGGATAGAAGGCATGAAAAAGAGCGATGTAAAGGAGTATATGGAATCAAATAAGCAATCTATTATAAATGATTATCTATCTGGTTTCGGAGGATGGGATTTATATCTGAAATATGGTGTAAGTGGGAATTGTATAGTAAAGTATCTGAGAGAATGGGGAATATCTATTAGGAATTCTAGCGAAACGAAGGCATTGGATAAGCCAATGGATAAAGAATGTTTAGCTATAGAAGAGTCCAAGGATGGCATAATAAAAGTTTCACAAAAGTTGAAAGGGAGTAATAAAAGGAAAGGGATTGCTTGGTCAAAGATAAACAATGATCCTGAATTACGTCAAAAGCACCAAGCATTGAAACAGCATGTAAGTAAATTGAAAAAGAGATGTGGGCTATGCGGTGAAACTAATTCTGATGTATTACTATTTCATCACATCGACCCATCTATCAAATCAGATGAAGTCAGCAACATGGTTAATCATCTGATGCCTATGTGCCAAATACGAGCCGAAATAGCCAAATGTGTTGTAGTATGTTTTAATTGTCATCATATAATCCATCGAAAAGAATATGCTGATATATTTGATGAATATGCCAATGTTCTATTATGAAAGAAAAGAATCAAGATTTGCGTGTTGAGCGAACTAGAATAGCGAGGAGGTGAAAGAAAATGGCGAAAGGAGTACCTAAGCAAAATGGCTCTGGTAAAGGTAAACGAGCTAATAGAGGACGTGGTGGCTGTAAGACCACCCGGAAGACTGGGCAGGGCTATAATCGAAGGAAATAGATTCTAAGCGACTTTCTCTCCCCTGATGGAAATATATATCTGGCGGGAGAAAGTTCTTTCTAAGGGCATCTAGCCCCCTTAATCGGGATGATATAGCATGGGAATAGCAGCGACAGATACGATATATGACCTCCGGCCATTGACGGTCTATGAAGAAGCCTGCAAGATCGACTTTGTTGAGCGTGATAAGACGATGCAGGGCTATGTGGATCATACTACCGAGAAACTCGTCCGGGACGTGAATGCGATGGAGCTGAATATCGTCAATCAGGCGAAGCATCGCCGGATACTCAAAGATAATCGCTACAGCCAAATATCCAAGATCACCGTTAACCCAGCCAAGTTTCGTGCTGATCTGCTGAACTCCTTCGTATTCCTATATTTCGAGGGGAAGCAGGACGTGAGGCAGGAGATACAGGCGTCGCTGGGCAAGCGTATGGTATTTAAGTATGCCGACATTGATCTATCGCCACGCGAGGGATTGGAGAAACTTGGCAAAAAGGCCGTCGTCTCGAAGGCTGAGTTTACCCGGATGGTGGCTTCGGAACGAATGCGAGCTTTCACTATCGCTGGGCTGGTGGAGAACGACCTGCTTAATACCTCCCGATCTTTGCTTCTCAGGGGCATAGATGAGGGCTGGACGCTTGCTGAGTTTGCTAAAGCCTTTAGGGATGCCAACGTGCAATATACCGGGACGGATTATGGAGTAGCAGCAAAGAAAGGGGAACCGATCAAACCGTGGCATCTGGAAACCATTGTCAGGACGAATTTCTCCACTGTGTATAATGACTCTCGATGGGCAATGATGAACCATCCCGATGTGATAGAATTTGTTCCTGCTTACCAATACAGCGCTATTCTGGATACGAGGACTCGCCCATCTCATGCTGCTATGGA